GATAAGATAGACAGGCCAGAAGAATCGTTGAGAAGAGAGATGTTTGAGGATGCAAACAAAAGATTTAATTTTGATAATGGTGGTAGAATTGGTTATGCATCTGCAGGTCTTGTTAAAACATTATTATCTAAAATTAAACCTTATAAAGGAGCTACAAAAATAGGAGAATCTACAAAGAAAGATAGAGAGCCAGAAAAAAAATTTATGAAAGCATTTTTAGAATATGCGCAAAAAGAACACGGTGGGGTTTTTAAATCTGCGGCAAATGCTTTAGGGTATAGTAGAGAAAAAATAAAAGGCATATTTGATAGAGTAAGATTAACTGAAACAGGAACACGTGCAGGGGGAACAGGAATAGGAAAAGGTTCTAAAATACAAACAACTATTCCAACACCTAAAAATACGATAAAATTTACAGAGGCTACTACAATAACAAAAAATAATAAAAATTTTTTAAAAGATAAAATAAAAAAATTTGATAAGAAAAAATTTTATACGAATAAAGATATAGCAAATATTTTAGGTATAGATGTTACAGATAAAAATAGTTTAGATTATTTAACTCAAACTTTAAAAAAATTAAATGTAAAAACCAATCCAAGAACTCCTCAACAAAATTTGTTTCAATTAGGAGATGCTGTTACAAAACTAACCAAAGGTTCAACAACAAAATTAGTTAAAGGGGATGTAAAATCAGCTACTACGAGAAAAATTTCAGACGCTAAATTAGATCCTGAACTAACGCAATTTTTAGAAAATTTTAAAGGTAAAGTTAGGTCCCTTTCCAAAGAAGCAGACGTGTATATCCCAGGAGCTGTAGAAGATGTTGGACACCCTTTGTCAATAAAAATAACAGGTAAATATCCTAATCTAGTAAAAGATTCTAATATAAATAAAATTAATACTTTAACTTTTCAAGATCCAACTGTTAATAGAACTTTGTTTGAGGCAACAGGTTATGAAGCTAAACATGATATTTTACTTAAACAATTAAATAATTTAGTTAATAAAAAATTAAATAACAAAGACATAATTAAATTAAATGACATTAAAATGTCATTAAATAATTTGTACAACCAAACTATTAATAATGTTAAAAATTTATCAAAACAAAACTCTTATTTTAAAGGTCAAGAACAAAGAATACCTAAAATAGATATTAGTATACCTAAAGTTGGAGAAAAATTTAAATCTAAAAATTTATTTGTAGATATGACTAACGTAAATCCTGCTTTTAAAGTAGGACTAGTGGACGATATAGCTCCAAGTGCAAAAATGTTTAAAGACTTAACACTTAAACAAAAACAACTTTATAAACAAAATGTTTTAGATCAAACAAAATTTAATACTGAAAAATTTTATGGTAAAGTTGGTTTTCCAAAACAAGATGTAGATGTGTTAAAAGAAACTTTAGATTTTGGAACAGATTTAAAAAAAGGTATAGGTGATTTAAGTTCATTAAAATTAGACTTAGGTTTTTATGGTGGGGGACGTGTTCTTTTTAATTCAGGTGGCATAAAATCAGGCCCACCACCAGAATCAGGACCACTACCTCAAGGGTTGCCAGGTCTATTAAAACGTGGTATGAAAATATAGGAGTAATAAATGGCAGAAATAGATAAAGGACTCCCTAACACAAGAACCAAAATCGACATCCCTTCAGAAGAGGAGATGGCGCAAGAGGTCAATGTTCAGGAAGAAGATATTCAAAAAGGACCCGTAGAGGTTATCCCAGAAGAGGATGGCGGAGTCACATTAGACTTCGAACCTGGTGCAATAAATGTACCTGGAACAGAATCACATTTCGATAACCTAGCAGACATATTACCGGACGACATACTTGATCCGATCGGTAACGAGATGGTGCAGAATTATATGGATTACAAATCATCGAGAAAGGATTGGGAGCAGTCTTATATCCAAGGTCTTGATCTTTTGGGATTCAAATACGAGAATAGAACAGAACCTTTTCAGGGAGCATCAGGTGCGACTCACCCGGTGTTAGCTGAGGCCGTAACACAGTTTCAGGCACAGGCATACAAAGAATTATTACCGAGTGACGGACCGGTAAGAACACAGGTTATAGGATTGAAAAATCCTGGCACAGAACAACAGGCACAGCGTGTAAAAGATTTCATGAACTATCTTGTGATGGATCAGATGAAAGAGTATGAGGAAGAGTTTGACTCGATGTTATTTCATCTACCACTTGCAGGTTCTACATTTAAAAAAGTTTACTATGACGTACCACTAGGAAGAGCGGTATCTAAATTTGTACCGGCTGATGAATTGATTGTGCCTTACACGGCAACAAGTTTGGATGATGCGGAATCTATAATACATACGGTTAAGATGTCAGAAAACGAATTAAGAAAACAACAGGTGTCTGGTTTCTACAGAGATGTTGAATTAGGACCACCAGGTCATGTTGAGAAAAATGATCTAGAGAAAAAAGAAAGAGAATTAGATGGCACTAAAAAATCTGGTAGACAGGAATCTATCTACACGTTGTTGGAGTGTCATGTTAATCTAGATCTAGAAGGTTTCGAAGATGTTGGAGAAGACAATGAGCCAACAGGAATAAAATTACCTTACATCGTAACAGTCGAGGAAGGTAGCCGATTAGTTCTCTCTATACGGAGAAACTATGCGCCCGATGATCTAAAGAAAAATAAGATCCAATATTTTGTCCATTTCAAATTTCTGCCAGGACTAGGATTTTATGGCTTTGGACTCATTCACATGATTGGCGGATTGAGCCGTACGGCAACGACGGCTCTCCGTCAATTGCTAGATGCAGGAACTTTAGCAAACCTGCCAGCAGGATTTAAGCAGAGAGGTGTTAGAGTGAGAGATGAGGCAGCTCCGATACAACCAGGTGAGTTCAAAGATGTAGATGCACCGGGTGGTAGTTTAAGAGATGCATTCTTTCCATTACCATACAAAGAACCTTCACCAACATTATTACAATTATTAGGAGTTGTTGTTCAGGCGGGTCAGAGATTCGCGGCGATAGCTGACATGCAGATAGGTGATACAAAACAGAACGCTGCTGTTGGAACAACGATCGCTCTTTTAGAGAGAGGATCTAGAGTTATGTCTGCGATACATAAGAGATGTTACGCAGCGATGAAGGATGAATTTAAGATTTTAGCAAGAGTCGTGTCACAATATCTACCACCAGAATATCCATATGATGTTGTCGGTGGACAGAGAAACGTAAAACAGACAGACTTTGACGACAGAGTAGATGTGGTCCCCGTGGCTGATCCAAATATATTTTCTATGTCACAGAGAATCACACTCGCACAGACACAATTACAGATAGCAACATCTAATCCACAATTACACAACATGTATCAGATCTATAGAAACATGTATGAGGCGATCGGTGTCAAAAATGTTGACGCTGTATTGCCGCCACCTGCACCAAATGCACCGATGGACCCAAGTATGGAGCACATAAACGCGTTAGCAGGTAAACCATTCCAGGCTTTTCCTGGTCAGGATCACAGAGCACATATCACAGCGCATTTAAACTTTATGTCAACCAACATGGTTAGAAATAATCCGGCTGTAATGGCTTCGATACAGAAAAATATCCTAGAACACATCAGTCTGATGGCACAGGAACAGGTACAATTGGAGTTTAGAGAGCAAATGATGCAGATGCAACAGATGCAACAAATGTCAGCAATGGATCCACAGGTGCAACAACAGTTACAGATGCTAACAAATCAGATAGAATCAAGAAAATCTGTTCTAATTGCTGAAATGACAGAGGAATTTATGAAAGAAGAGAAGGAAATCACGTCACAATTTGATAATGACCCTCTTTTAAAACTAAAATCACGTGAAGTTGACCTTAGAGCGATGGAAAATGAGCGTAAAAGAATGAACGATGAGGCAAATCAGGAATTAAACAGAGCAAAATTGATGCAAGCACAAGAAATATCGGAAGATAAGATGGAACAGAACGAAGATCTGGCCAAATTACGTGCTGGAGTCAGTCTTGCAAAGACTGGTGTACAAAATGCACAAGTTATGATAGATGAAAATTAATAAAAGGAGCATAAAGCTATGATGAACTATAAAAAACAAAAAATGATTAACGTTCCAGAGCAAAGTGTGGAAGTAGATCCAAGATCTAAGACTACAGCAGACGGTGCGTTCAATTATATTGCTACAGGAAAGCCTGAGATGCCAGTCCCAGGTCAAAAAAGAATGTTAGCAGAAAAAAGAAGAAAATCTAAGGCGTACTAACATGTGGTTTAGTGCACTAAAGCTGGGTTTGAACGCGGCAACGCACATCTATAAGAAAAAACAAGAGACTAAGATGGCGATGGCTGACGCTCAACACATGCATGCCTCTAAGATGGCCAAGGGAGAAAGCGAATACCAGGGCAAATTGTTAGAAGCTAGACAATCGGACTGGAAAGACGAGTTCGTGTTGCTCGTGTTAACGGCGCCCATATTGGTGATCGCCTGGGGGGTCTTCTCGGACGATCCGGGTGCAGCAGAGAAGATAAAAATGTTCTTTGAGCAGTTCCAGCAGCTCCCGTCATGGTTCACAAATCTCTGGATCCTTGTCGTGGCGTCGATATATGGTATAAAGGGCACACAGATTTTTAAAAACGGAGGAAAAAAATAATGCTTAAAAAAATTTTAGGATTCGCAGGTAAAAAAGTATACGAAACTTTCAAACCTAAAATTAATGTTGGTAATTTAAAAAAGAATCAAGAGACCATGGGTAAACTTATAAAAACCACAGATTCTTACGTTAAAGCAGCTAAAGAAAAAGGTTTTGAAAAATTATCCAAAGACCTTAGAAGAGCAGGTTCTAAATCATTACAAAAAACAGATAACATTTTAAGAAAAAAACAAAAAGACGGTGGTAGAATGGGTCTTAAAAAAGGTGGTGGATCTGATCTAGGAATGCAGAGTGTTAAATATGGTTTGGATAATAATCCAAAAGTAACAGCAGCAGATCCAAAAGCAAAATTTATAGCAGCTAACAAAAAGAAAAAGAAAAAATTTGAATCACCGATGGCAAAATCAATCAAGAAAAAAAATAAAAAGAGGTTTGTATAATGGCTAAACTATGTCCAAGAGGTAAAGCGGCAGCGAAGAGAAAATTCAAAGTATATCCTTCAGCATATGCAAACATGTACGCATCAGCGGTATGTTCAGGTAAAGTCACACCAGGTGGCAAGAAGAAAAGAAAAAAAGCTATGGGTGGTGGAATGATGAATCAACCTCGTGCTATGTATGGTAAAGGCGGTGGAGTTTGCATCAGAGGAATGAATAAGGATGCTTACGGAAAGAATTCTTAATGCGTACTCACTTTTCAAAGGGTGGTTTAAGAGAATGGGTCGCTCAGAAATGGGTGGACATTGGAGCGCCGAAGAAAGACGGGAAATATCAACCTTGCGGGAGAAGCAAAGGCTCAAAGAGGAAATATCCAAAATGCGTTCCACTTGCAAAAGCCACACGGATGACAAAGTCGCAAAAGGCGAGTGCTGTCAAACGAAAAAGAGCAGCTGGTAATCCAGGCGGCAAACCAACCAACGTTGCAACATTTGCAAAAAAGAAAACAGCCTAATGAGAAAACAAGACAGGCAACCACCTAAAACCAAAAAGTATTTCAGATCCACAAAATCTGGAGCAGGGATGACAAAAGCTGGGGTCGCCCGATATAGAAGAGATAATCCTGGCTCTAAACTAAAAACAGCGGTCACTGGCAAAGTCAAACCAGGATCTAAAGCTGCCAAACGACGTAAATCTTTCTGTGCGAGAAGCGCAGGACAAATGAAGAAGTTTCCAAAAGCAGCGGCTGATCCTAATTCAAGACTCCGTCAGGCGCGTAGAAGATGGAAGTGTTAATATGAAAAAAGCAAAAGCAAAGATAAAAAAGGTTATTAAAGGTTTGAAGAAAGCATCTAAATTACATGCTGGTCAAGCTAAAACATTAAAAGGAGTTATTCATGGCGGATCCAAAAAAGGGAACGGGAAAAAAGCCTAAAGGGTCTGGCAGAAGACTTTATACTGACGAGAATCCAAAAGATACAGTCAAGATAAAATTTGCAACACCTGCAGATGCGAGAGCAACTGTTGCAAAAGTAAAAC